CATTTCCTGCATTACTTTGATTGCAGTCTCATCTGGCTTTTTAGGAAGGAAATCTGATAAATCAAACAATCCGTGTGTGTTAATAGCATTCATTTCTGAATCACTAAGCGGGCGTTCACGACGAGCCCAGTTTGATGTGCCATAATCAGCATAACCGCCTTTAGATGTTTTGTTAAGACGGAAGTCTACACCAGCAGTGTAATCCGTTGGTAGTTCTTCCATATCAGGATCCATCAATGCTGCTTTAATAATCTGAAAGATTTGTGGGCCAATAATAAAGCGTCGAATTGGATTTTCTGGTGCTTCGTCATCAGCTAACGGATTGTCTGTTACAAAACCTTGGAAGATATAAGAACGTTTCTTCCAATACTTACGACCCATATCTTCTAGACTTGGATCTTTAAACCAGCCACGTACTTCATTAAGAATGTTGCATGACTCGCCATACATTTCCATACACGGAACTTGTACCTGCACTGGACGTGAATCCGTTTCACCTTTGATCCCTGCAAATGGAAGTTTAATCATCAAACGCTCTTTCCAAAAGAAAGTGTTGTCTGCATCTCCATCAGGAAGGAAACGTAAAGTACAACTTTCGCCTTCTTTGATATTCCAAAATGGGTAAATTGGGTTTGGTCCTGTTGGACCTGAATTACCTGCTGAGCGGTTTTCTTGTTCTTTGAGCTTTGCTCGGATTTCTGCTAATGATGCCATAGTTATGCCTCCTATAATATTATGCCTATGTGCTTTGTGCCTATTATGTGTAGCACAATTATTATACTACACTCATTTATTTATCTTGTCAACAGTTTTATGACAGATTAAATCTTTCTTTTAATTCTGCAACATATCTTTCTGTCCAAAATGGTTCGTTGTATGCTTCTCTAAGTGTTTTTGCAAGTTCTACGTTAGACATCTGATCTGTGCCGCCGGCCTTCATTTCTGACCAAATTGTTTTACATACTTCTTCTAGTTTCCAAGGACTATCTTTTGGCACTAATTGTAAAGCCCTTGCTGCCAATTCTTCTTTTTTTGTAATAGCCATATTTGTATCCTTAATAAATTAACGAAGACCTGCAAGTTCTTTCATACGTCCAAACTCTGTATCAACTTCCATCTGTTGTGGTTGTGTTTGCATTTGGTAATCGTCATACAGAGCTTGAACTTGTTCGATAAACGCCTTAGCAGGTTCTATGAACTGCTCACCGTAATCTTTTTCTACCATGGTTAATACGGCTGTTTCGCCTTTTGGAAACTCGCCTGTTTCTCTGTCATAGTATGATAGTATAAATTCGCCTAATGGTGTCTTTTGTTCTTTGACGTCTTCTTCGTCATCTTTTCCCATTGCCTTTTTAATAGCAATATCTTTTGCCTTCATATAATCATCTGAATCAATATCGCCGTCCTTGTCAAGATCTTTGCCTTTAGATTCGTCTTTTGGATCTTCCATTACATCTCTAATATAAACCATCAATGGATATAATGCATTTACAATTTGATTACCAAAACGTGCATTTTCACCGCTGCCTGGCTTAGTTTCTAATTTCTTAGCTTCGCCACGTAACTGCATAACAGGTTCTAGAACTTCCTTTAGCTTAGGATCATTCATACCGCTAATACCTAATTTGCTATCCATCCAACTGTATACATCGTATACATCACTTACATATTCATTGGCTAAGTTGCCATCATATGTGTCTTTGCCTGTTTCAATCTTTTTACCAATGCCACGCAAACGACCTAATGCTTCTACAGCGTCTTTGCGTGTTTTGATATATGCTTCTTCTAGATCATTTTCAGCTTCGCTAAACTGACCCATCATTTCTTCAAAGCCTTGTTCTAATGCAGTTTCTTCTGGAATGCAAGAACCTTTAGATCCTCTTGTTGCACCTGGTTTTTTACGCCAACCGTCGCGGCACTTATCATAAATCTTACTATTGCCGTGACGTTCGCCTTCGTCAAATTCAATTTCTTCTGTTCTAGGTTCGTCGCCTTTGCCCATTAACCAATTTATTACTTTCTTGCCACCATATAATATAGCAATAACTGCAAGTACAGGTAGTCCATATTTAGCTGCTGATGCTCCAATTTGTCTAAGAGCGCCGCCGCCTAAAAATGCTGAAATTTCGTCTTGTATACCATTAATACCTTGAGAAGCTTTATCCATAAGTTCTTCTGCACTAGTTGCTAAATCATCTATAGTATCGCTTACTTGCTTTCCAACATAAGCAGCACCGCCCAGTGCTGCGGTTGTTCCTGGATTTTTTGCAATATAGTTTCCTGCGCCTCTTGCAACTTGTCCAGCTGCTTGTCCTGCGCTTCTTGCAACTTGTCCGGCTGCTTGCCCAACTGCTTGTCCGGCTGTTTGTCCTGCGGCTCTTGCAGCAATGCGGGCTTTTGCAGCTTTTATTGCAGCACCTCTTTTGGCTAATATTGAAGCACCCATTCTCGATAGTTGCGGAATTGCTGCTCTAGCTGCGGCCATTACACCTGCTGCTATAAGCGGAGCAACTTCGTCTAATTCTTCTTCTGACTCTCCTAGTACATCATCTGGACCTAGTTCTTTGGCCTTTGTACCTTCTTTTACTAGGTTGTATATGTATGGGAAGATATCTTGTAGTTCTTCATTAAACTGCTTAATAGTTAGTTCGTCTATCCAGTTTTCAGCAACATCACTTGGAACATCTTCTAGTACTGGGGGATTAAATGTTTCAAATGCTTCTTTGTAGTATGCTGGCTTTTGTAATGACGCTATTTCTTTTTTAACTGTAGCAATACGTTCTTTGACAATATCTGTATATCCTGCTAGGCTTTCTGCCATTACAGCTGAACGGCTCATATAGTTTTTAAACTTACGTAGCTTTGCCATTTCTTCTGATAGGCCTACAATATGCTTACCAAAATCGTCGTATGTGTTTCCGCCTTCTGCTACGTGACGTGCCATTGCTCTTGCACCACTTAGATGTTTGTATGGATATTTAAATCTTTCACCTTCGGGAGATTCAATATAAATTTTTCCAATCTTTTGTGTTCTACCTGTGGCACTTTCCTGGTTAATACTTTCTGTATGTTTGATTATAATACGTGCTTCGCCTACTTTTTGATAGCTTACACGACTAGTGCCATATAGTTTTGATTCTGTCATTTTTCCGTCCCCAGACCGATTTGTTGCTAAAAACTTATAATCTTTTTTTGTTAAGTTTGATTTGTTTATGTCTCTGATACTGAAATCAAGTAATCTTTTTTTACTAAAGACTCTTAGTTCTTTTAAAAAATTAAACCATTGTTTCTTTGTTATATCATCTTGAAATTCAACAATATCATTAGAATAAATTACAGTGAGTCCTTCTTGTTCCGAAATACTTATACTAACTTTTCCAATATCCGTTCCGTCATTGTTATAAGAAAAATCAAAGAATCTAGCTTCTGAAGGTTCATTTGTTACATTGCCTTCAGCATCGCCTATTGTAATCGCTGGAAATTTTCCACGCAATTTTTTAAAAAGATCTTCACTTATTCTGTCAAATTTCTGCATAATGTATTTATCAATAATTGCTGCTAATGAAGATTGGCATTGGAGGATCATAATCTTCAATATCTTCTGCTTGGTTAAATGTATTGTATACTCTTGGATCCCAATCCTTCAAAACACTCATCATCCTTATTGCTAATAATGTTGCACTTATCAAATCATCTGTCATACCGCTTTTAGCTTGGTAACTAGATCCTGTTGCAACATATCCTTTTAGTTCAGATATAAATGGCTTTGAATGTATAACCATTTTGTCATTTTCTATCATTGTTTTGAGTCTGGAACAAGCTGTAACTTTGGTACTGTGGGTTGTGTTGAATCCTTTGCGGAACTTTCTGACGTGTCCCTTTCTAATGGGTTCACTAACAAACAAACCAGGGATATTTTCCTCCCCAAAGTCATTGATAACGATAAGCGCGGCTTCTCCCAACCCATTGTTTTCTACACTCCAATAAATACCTTGTGGGTTTTGTGTACATTCTTCAATGTATTTACAAATATCTGCAAGCACTCTTATCTGTCCAGGTATAGCAGTTTGATTGTGCTGCCATTCAGCAACTTGTTCGTATGTAGGTAATTCGAATACCTGTATTGCCGCATAATCTCCTCCTGTGCCCATTGAAGGATCTAGTGCAATTGCATAGGTGTACTGGTTAGATGGTTTTTTATACCAACGTGTTTGACCCATGTTTATAATCGGTGACCCGCCTTCCATGGTTGCTAGTTTGATTGAGTTAATTAGTGTTTCATCAAATACTAGAAACTCACAGCCATACTCACGTCTAAACTTTTCTTCGCCAATGCGTCCAATTTCATCTTCTTTCCACTTTTCGTCTCTATCAGGATGTTCGTCCCAATGTGCCATAAATGAACGAAAACCGTTGATACCTACTTCTTGTTCATTACCGTGATTATCAAAACGCTGTTCTGCTTGCTTCCAAATAGTAGCAAAGGTATCTTCATCACTATTTGGTGTACTAGTAATAATAGCACGACCACCTGTTGCTAGTGTAGGAGATATTGAAGTCCAAAATTCTTCAGCAATATTAGGTTGTACGAACGCAAACTCGTCACAGTATAGTAGCGAGATAGACATACCACGTCCTGTGTTGCCTGTTGTTGTTTGACTTACAAT